GATGTTTTGGTGTATAAAGGTAAGGCTGGAGTGCTTAATGCTTACTACAATGCTGAAAAATATAAGCCTGATGACATCGTTACGTATTCAGACCGCAAGGAATCTATTAAGAAACCTAAAGAAGTAGGATTTCCATACTACTACGAGAAGCTTACCAAGATATTGTTTGGTAGACGCTTCGGTGAGGTAGCAGTAGTTGGTGCAGGTGTAAGTGTAGGTAAGACAGACTTTATCATGTCGCAGATTGCATTCGATTTAAAGCAGGGCTGGAATGTAGGTACGTTCATGTTAGAGCAGGATGTAGACGAGAGCTTTCAGCGGATAGCAGGTAAGATAGACGAATGCTTTTATCACAATCCTGATATTCCAATCAATGCAGAGCAATTAGATATTACTGGAGAGAGATACTTTGAGTCACAACTTTTTGTGTTTAACAACTTTGGTAGTAATCAGTGGGAAACGATTAAAGAGAAGATACGGTATATGTATCACAGCTACGACTGTAAAATCTTTTATATTGACAACCTCACGGCATTGAATGCACATGCTTCAGATGAACGGCGTAATCTTGATGGTTTAATGGCAGAAGTAGCAGGATTAGCCAAAGAGCTAGGCATTTGGATTATGTTGGTTAGTCACCTTAACCCTCCGAAGAAAGGCGTAAGCCATGAGTCGGGCGGAAGGACGGAGCAAGCTCAGTTCACAGGTTCGAGAGCTATTATGCGCTGGGCAAATGTAATGTTTGGCATTGAGCGCAACACACTACACGACAAGCCTAGCGAGCGTAACAAAGGCTTGATACGAGTGCTGAAGGACAGGTTCAGTGGAGGTGCTACGGGACTCACAACAGGATTCAGATACGAACCGACGAACGGGGTTGTATATGAGACTGAGGAGGTCGACTTTCAAATAGAAAAAACAGGAGGGGATGATGACAACGATTTTTGACCTAGAGGCTAATGGCCTTTACTATGAGGCGACTGAAATACATTGTATATCTTTAAAGGTAGATGATAAGCCTACGGAAATATACACTAGCCGTCCGTTAAGGGGGGTACAAGGCACGATTGAAGACGCACTAGACCTACTTAGTCAGTCTGACATTATAATCGGCCACAACGTCATTAACTATGATATACCGCTTATCAAGAAGTTGTACCCGGAATGGGAATACAAAGAATGCTTGGATACTTTAATCCTAAGCAGACTCTCAAATCCCAATCTAGGCGCTAAAGATGTGTTTCGCAAGTCAGTACCACCACGCCTCAAGGGAAGTCATTCTCTTAAAGCTTGGGGATACCGCCTACGGAAACTCAAAGGTGACTTCGGAGAGACGGAATCATGGGATGTACTGACACAAGAGATGGCTGACTATTGTAAGCAGGATGTTGTAGTTACATACGCCCTATACCAAAAGATGGTAGAAGCTAATATCCCTACCGAGGCAGTATGGTTAGAGCATGAGTTTGCAAAAATAATAGACAGGCAAGAGAAGTATGGAGTCTATTTTGATGTTCAAGCGGCTAGAAAGCTTCACATCGAGCTGATGGAAGAGATTGATACAGCTGAAGAAAATTTATTCAAGGTGTTTAAGCCCTTGGATACATGGACACCAAAAACTTACCCAGCTAATCCAATTAAGAAAGATGGCACTAAGTCCGTTGCCTTCCTAAACCAAGAGTCATTGGGGTGCAGGTACGAAGACGGAGTATGGGGTTACTACAAGACGGTAGAGTTTAATCCGAGTAGCAGGCAGAACATTGCTAGGTGGCTGACAGAAGTTTATGGTTGGCAGGCTACAGAGTTTACTGAAAAGGGCACACCAATTATTAACGAGGGTGTGTTGTCTGAACTAGACTTCCCGGAAGGTAAGATATTAGCCCACTACTTTATTGTGACCAAAATGATAGCAATGATAGCAGAAGGCAAGAATGCATGGCTTAAAATGGTTACAACCGACAGCCGCATACATGGACGAGTCAATACACTAGGCGCAGTTAGCCGTAGATGTACCCACAGCTCTCCCAATTTGGCTCAGGTACCTAGCGCTCGTAGTTATAAAGGCGCAGAGGCTAGGGCGCTCTTTAGGGCTCCAACAGGCAAGCGCTTTGTAGGATGCGATGCAGACGGACTAGAGCTACGAACCCTCAGCCATTACATGGCAAGGTTCGATGGAGGTAAATATGGCCTAGCTGTTGACGAAGGGGTTAAGGATAAAGGTACAGACATTCATACCTTGAATCAAAAATCCGCAGGACTGCCTACGAGAGATGATGCAAAAACTTTCATCTATGCTTTCTTATATGGTGCAGGGGATGCAAAGATTGGCGAGATTGTGAAAGGCACTGCTGAGGATGGCAAGCGACTTAAAGATTCATTCTTTAGAAAGATTCCAGCAATTAAAACGCTAGTCGAGCAAGTTGCCTTGACGTACAAGGCTTCAGGAACTCTTAAAGCTCTTGACGGCAACCCTTTCCATATACGAGCGGCACACAGCGCCTTAAACACGCTTTTACAGGGTGCAGGGGCATTGGTTATGAAGTATTACCTAGTCTTTGCAGACAAGGAGCTTCAGAAGCACTTTAAAGTTGGAGTTGAATACGAGTTTGTACTCAATGTCCACGACGAGGTACAAGTAGAGTGCGATGCAGGTGTGGCTGACAAAGTAGCTTCAATATTAGAGAAGGCTTTTGACGAGGTTACCACCCATCTCAAGTTTAGAATACCACTTAGAGGCACCGCTGTCATTGGAGACAGTTGGGCTCAAACACACTAAAGGACATAAAATGAAAATGACATTAGAAGAGTACAGAAAACTAGACGCTACTGGCATGCTTTGGGAGTTTTATCCTGAAGGGGTACAGATTATACCTGAGAAGCAAAAGAGAAGTGTGAGGGATACCACGCGCAATATGGAGAAGCCCCACATAGAGCCTGCCAAAGCTATGAATATGGAGGAGATTGGTGAGAAGATGCAGGCACAGCTAAAGAGACAATTGAACATTGTTAACGAAGCATGTAATTCGCCTATGAATATTTTTGAGGCTGGGGTTATGACGGGAAAGATAGATACACTAGTTGCACAACAAAAAGAGAGTGCATTAGACACTCAGGTGCAAGGAGGTGTTGGGGACGTAAACAGTAAAGAAAAAGGTAGTGGCGCACGGTATAACGAGGGCAAGCCAGACTTTTCATTGATACCACTATGTACTTTAGCTGACGAAGCAAGAGTTTGGGCGTATGGTAAGAAGAAATATGCAGCTTGGAACTGGGCGAAAGGGATGGAATGGAGTATCCCCTATTCCTGCGCCATGAGACATCTTAGCGCGTGGCAACGCGGCGAGGAAAACGACCAAGAAAGCGGGCTCCCCCATCTTGCACATGCAATCAGCAACTTGCGAATGCTAACGCTTTATAAAGATGTGTTCCCCGCTGGGGACGATAGGCCGACAAGGGAGCTTGAAGATGCAAAGTAAACTAAGTTCTTTTTATGAAGCAATGCTTAACACGCTTATCGGGTACGTTGTCGCCTTGATTGCACAATTTATTGTCTACCCCTTGTATGGGCACAGTTTTACCTTTGGACAAAACATTCAAATCGGATTGATATTTATGGCTTTATCATTTGCTCGGAGCTACATTATCCGCAGATGGTTTAATGGTTACGTAAGCAAATTTGGCGGTTGGTTAGCGGGAGAAGATAAATAATGAGCTTTTTTAAAGGAGTATTAAAATGAAAACAATATTGATAGCAGTAGCATTATTAACAACAGCTCTCGGAGCTTATGCAGGACTTGGGACACACCAAACAGAGCATGTATACCGGGCATCTACAACCGTCCACTTTGTATACACACACAAACCTTGCGGGAGCACCGTTCTTGAAGAGGGGCTTAACGGAATACAACTAGTGCAGGGTTACGCTATTGACTTGCAAACTGGTAACCGAGCGGACGGCTGTGTAGCTTTATACCGTCACAAGGCGACAGGGCAGCCCATAGCAGAATTTATGCTTAGGTTTAAAGACGCAAATGGGGTTGACGTATTTTTAGAGCATCCTTTTAATCAACAGCTTTTTAACCACAGGAAGTTTGTATCAGATGCCGGCTAGTTACGATGAATACCAAGATGACAAGTGCAAAGAGCGCACATATAAACCAAAACCTAAAGATAGTGAAGGGGTGGACTGACACCTTCCCCCCTATTAACTTATACAATTATACAAGAACAGAAAGAACTCCTATGGACAATAGCCAAGAAATACTATCAGAAATTACCGTCTTCAATAAGTACGCCAAGTTTTTACCCGCGCAAGAGCGTAGAGAGACTTGGGCAGAATTAGTTGACCGCAACAAAGAAATGCACCAAAAGAAGTATCCCGCCTTTACTGAGGAAATTGAAGAAGCTTACAAATATGTATACGCCAAAAAGATTCTACCCTCAATGCGAAGCTTGCAGTTTGGAGGCGCCCCTATTGAGTTGAGCAACAACCGTATGTTTAACTGCGCGTTTAGTCCTGCTGACCACCCGGCTGTGTTCAGTGAGACAATGTTTAACCTACTAGGGGGTAGTGGCGTAGGCTACTCAGTACAGAAGCGTCACACAGAGCAGCTACCGACCGTTGTAGGTACTCTAGAACGCCAACGTAGGTTCTTAGTAGGGGATTCAATTGAAGGCTGGGCAGACGCTGTTAAAGTGCTTATCAAGGCCTACACTAAAGGCAAGAGCGACCCGCAGTTTGACTTCCGAGACATTAGACACAAGGGAGCTAGACTAGTAACAAGCGGTGGCAAAGCCCCCGGCCCCGACCCATTACGTATCTGCTTAGACAAGCTTCGTAGTGTACTTAACAATGCCATAGGTAGAAAACTACAGCCTTTAGAAGTGCACGACATGATTTGTCACATTGCCGACTCAGTATTGTCAGGTGGTATCCGTAGAGCAGCCTTAATTTGTTTGTTCGATAAAGATGACCTAGACATGCTATCAGCTAAGGCTGGCGCTTGGTGGGAACTAAACCCACAACGAGGCCGTGCTAATAACTCAGTCGTCCTTCACCGCGATGAAGTAACAGGCGGCGAGTGGAAAGAGATTTGGAAGAAGGTAGAGGACTCAGGCAGTGGCGAACCGGGCGTGTTCTGGACTAATGATTATGATATGGGAAGCAACCCTTGCTGCGAAATCGCACTGAATGCAAACCAATATTGTAACTTAACAGAGTGCAATGTAAGTGATGTAGACACACAAGAAGAGTTGAACAGCCGTGTTAAAGCAGCGACTTTAATTGGTACACTACAAGCTGGCTACACTGACTTCCATTACCTACGCTCAGTGTGGAAAGAAACAACAGAACGAGAAGCTTTACTAGGCATTTCTATGACAGGCATTGGCAGTGGGACTGTTCTTAAGCTAGACCTTAAGATGGCAGCTACTATAACTAAACAGGAGAATGAACGTGTCGCCACTATTATTGGTATTAACAGCTCTGCTCGCATTACTACTGTCAAGCCTGCCGGGACAACCTCACTGGTCTTGGGTTCAAGTAGTGGCATCCACGCTTGGCATAATGACTATTATATTCGCCGTATGCGTGTTGGTAAGAACGAGCCTTTATATGCTTACATGAAAGAGAAAGTACCAGCCCTGATTGAAGACTGTGTACACAAACCTCACTTAGAAGCGGTAATGAGTTTCCCGCAGAAAGCACCAGAGGGCGCTATGCTACGGACGGAGAGCTACGTGGACTTGCTAGAGCGTGTTAGACGCTTTAACCAAGAGTGGATTGGGAACGGTCACAACTACGGCAACAACACACACAATGTAAGCTGTACTATCTCATTGAAAGATGACGAGTGGGAAGAATGTGGCGAGTGGATGTGGAACAACCGTGAAGAGTATACAGGTATTTCTGTACTACCTTACAACGGCGGTACCTATCAGCAAGCACCATTTGAGGACTGTACTAAAGAAGAGTTTAACGAGCTATACCAACACTTAGCCTCTATTGACTTATCTGAAGTGAAAGAGACAGAAGACAACACAGAAGCCAAAGACAACATTGCCTGTAGCGGCGGCACTTGCGAAATTACATAAGTAGTACAAAGGAGACTAAAGATGGACGAAGAAGCAGGTATTAAAGAGTTAGTTAGGTTATTAAGCGCTAAACACAAAGCAAATGAATGGGATTCAGTTGTTCCGATTAAGAAAGAGGGCGACACCTTTCACTGCTACCTTACAGGAGATGTTGAGGCTCCCGAAGTGTACAACGAAGTATGTCATGTGCTCGACCACACCACTTCCGACGAGAAAGTTGTCTTACACATCAACACGCCGGGAGGCTACATCGACAGCGCCTTTAAATTGGTAGCTTCCATCAAACGCTCGAAAGCGGCTGTGAAGGGAAGGCTTACAGGCACTGTAGCTAGTGCAGGAACCATCATCGCTTTATCTTGTGACGAGCTTGAGGTAGAGAAGTATACATGCATGATGATACACAACTACTCAACAGGTACTTCAGGGAAAGGGCACGAGGTTATGGACTATATTAACTTTAACGACCGTACTCTGAAGCAAACATTCAAAGATGTCTACTGCGGCTTTTTAACTGAAGACGAAACACAGGAAGTGCTCAAAGGAAAGGATTTTTGGCTTACGTATAAGGAAGTAGCTGAACGCTGGGAAAAATTTAAAGGAGAACTGAATGACGGTAACAAATAGAAAAGTAATGGTTATAGGGGACTTACATATCCCCTACCACCACCCCGATGCATTTGCATTTTTAGCAGCCCTTAAGAAACACTACAAAGGGTTTGATGCGGTAGTTAATATTGGAGACGAACTAGACCAACATGCAATCAGTATGCATGACAACGACCCTGACCTGCCAAGCGCAGGGGACGAGCTTAGGCACTCAAAGGGGTACGTAAAAAGTCTAGAAAAAATATTTCCCCAAATGACGTTAGTCGATTCTAACCATAGCTCCCTTGTCTACAGGAGAGCATTAAAGTATGGACTACCAAAAGCCTACCTTAAAAGTTACAACGAGTTTCTTGACGTAGGGAAAGGCTGGGAATGGGTAGAGGACTTAACCCTCACACTTAGTGACGGCAGCCGTTGCTTCTTTACTCATGGAATGTCAGCCAACGTATTACAGGTAGCTCAGATGATGGGCATGCACTGTGTACAAGGCCACTACCACAGCAAGGCTAGTATTCAATACTACAGCAACCCTGACAAGTTAGTATGGGGAGCGCAGACCGGGTGCCTAACAAACCAAAAGTCGTTAGCCTTTGGCTATGCAAAGAACTTTAAGAATAGATTCATTATGTCGTCACTTGTGATTGCAGATGGTCAACCTCGCCTTCATCCGATGGTGATTGAAAATGGAAAATGGATTGGAAAAATAGTATGAGTTTATTAAAAGCGTATCACATTCAACTAGACCCAGCACGCACACTGGAATTAATCAAGGCAGACTTCACTGCCGTTATTGCCGCTGTTATGGAAGGCACAAAGAACGGTACAAAGTTTTGGAAGGAAGAGCTGCTTGCTCACCTTGTTATATACTACACCGAGTACAGCGTGACTTACCTAAACCACGTATCCATTAATCTTGACGAGCCTAGAGAAGCCACGGCCTCTATGAAGTTTATGAACAGCTACATTGTATCGCTCATTCACGAAGCAAAGCTGCATTACTACGACCACGCGCAGGGCTTTTCTGTTATCGACAAAGCGGTACAGAAGGCGTTAGACAACCACGGCTTTTTAACAGTGTCCGATGTTACCGAAATCTTTGGCGTTATAGAAGCGTCATATATTGAAGAGGAGCCAGAAGAAGACTTGGCCTCAGAAAGTGACGACGAAAAATGATTGCTCTCGTAGATGCTGACAGTTTAGTTTACAAAGTTGGCTTTGCGATTGAAGATAAGGTGGTCTGGAACGAACTTGAACTAGCCACTGGGGAAGAGACAGAACCAGAAGTAAATTACTATACAAACATACCGACCTGCAAACAAACATTTGCTGGCCTAGTAGAAACTATCCTATATAACACAGGATGTGATTCTGCTATTTTGGTGTTTACTGGTAAAAACAACTTCCGCACTGCCTTCCCCACATCTTACAAGGAAAATAGGAAGGCTTCAAGAAAACCTGAAGGGTTCGCTGCAATACTACAGTACGCAAAAGATTCTTACACCACCGTTATTATTGATGGGATAGAAGCTGATGACTATGTAGTGCAGTTAAAAACTCAGAAGCCTGATGATTATGTCTTGTGTGCAATCGACAAAGACGTTCTATATCAAACAGAAGGAGTCCACTATAACTACACAAAAGCAGAAGAAGTTACCACTACCTTGTGGGAGTCTATTTACTATGCATACTTTCAGACACTGGCTGGCGACACTACAGACGGCTATAAAGGATGCCCACAAATAGGTGAGAAAAAAGCCACGAAGTTATTAAAGGACTTAGATAATGAAAAAGCTTTATGGGAAACAGTCGTTGCAGCTTACGAGTCAAAAGGACTTACTGAAGACGATGCACTGTGGACAATGAGGCTTGCAAACATGCATCAATATGATGGCACCAAAGTAAAACTATGGAATCCTCCGTAACCCTTATGCCTCTTGGGTTACAGAGGTTTTATTCTCTAGCGAGGACAGTCTAGATAAGGACTAACATAAAAGGACTCTGTTATGGTAACACCTAACACATTAAACGACGTAATCAATTCCCTTGTTGAAAAGTATCCTAACCGCCTACCTTTGGAGAGTCTTACCTCCGAACAGCTGGCTAGGAAAATAGGGCAGCAAGACGTAATACTGTACCTCCTACAGCATTTAGAAAAGTCAGAGAGACGGACTTATGGCTAATCCTGTAAAGATTGTAAAGTACGACAGCTCTTATCAAAAAGAGCTAGAAAGCCTGCTACAAGACTTTAGCAAAGGCTTATTTGGCACTGGTAAAGCTAATGTCACAGCCTTTGTTGAAGGTCACTGGCAAGTATACCTAGCTTTAATAGATTCAAAAGTAGTAGGATTTGCAGGGTTTACTTATAACAGTTATTATGGTTTTAGAGAACCTTCCGTAGGACTTACATATTTGTATGTCGCCCCTGAGCATCGCGCGTCTAGGGCTAACTACCTATTAAACATACAGTCAGGGGTTGTTTGCCTTGCCGAAAACATTGCACTAGAGCATTATTATGCGTCAGAAGCCTCAGTCAGAATGTCTAGCAAAATAAAAGGCAGAAAGATATATGAAGCGTGGATTTATGAAATTGATGAAGTACAAGTAGCGTTTAACAACCTAACCTCAAAAGTAAAGATAAGGAAAACTAATGAACTATAACAACTTTGATATGCTCCCAGAGCTTGCATTTAAGAAAAAACCTTTTGGCAAAGGCCTAGCTACACTTGAAGGCGGAAACAGTGGTAAAAGCGAAAGCAGTAAAATCCAGACGCCTTCATTCAGACCGCCAGAAGCTGCCCCCGCAGTTGAAGCAACCTCAACTTCAATTGCCGCAATCACCCCAGAAGACGAAGCCGCAAGGAAAAAAGCCGCTTTAAAACTAGGCGCTAAATCCCTTGAAATCCCAACAACTACAGGTGTAAAATCCTCTGGTAGCGTAGGCACAGGCACATAGGAGAAATAAATGGCTCAACAAAATACATACACAGCTGAGGAGCTTATTGAGCTACAGGGAGATTCTAAGACAATCTTTTCAAAGCTCGATGCAGACCGTTCAGGCGTACTTGATAGGGCGCGAGAATGTTCAAAGTTAACTATTCCGTCTGTAATTACCGAAGATGGGCATACAGAGACAGACGATTTAGCGTCTCCTTACCAATCAGTAGGCAGTCGGCTAGTTCATAACTTAGCGAGTAAGTTGCTCTTGGCCTTGCTACCTCCGAACACTAGCTTTTTTAGATTGCTCCCAAGCGATGACGTTAAAGCAGCACTAAATGAGCAAGAAGGCGCTAACGACGAGCTAGATAAAAACCTAGTGTCTTTAGAGCAGACTATGATGAAACAGATTGAGCGCGAAGCAATTCGGGTTCCTATCTTTGAAGCTTGTAAGAGCTTAATTATCGGCGGCAACGGCTTGTTGTATAAAACTGATGAAGGCATTAAAAGCTACAAGATGGCCAATTTTGTAGTCTCTAGGGATTACACAGGCAACCCTGTACAAATCATTGCTAAAGAAGCTGTCACACGAGACACGCTACCTGAAGACATACGCAACCAATTATCAGACGACGCAGAAGTTGCGGACGGCGCTAAGGTAACTATCTATACTAGAGCTATCTATAAAGAAGGTTATTGGTATGAGTTCCAAGAAGTTGAAAGCGTCTATGTAGAAGACTCACTTGTGCGCTACAACAAACCTACTGAACTACGGTTTATTCCGTTACGATGGACTTCAATCAATGGCGAGAACTATGGTCGCGGCTTAGTAGAGCAATACTTAGGCGACTTCCGCTCAGTGGAGGGCTTATCTCAATTACTAATTGAATCGTCAGCTGTAATGTCGAGAGTATTGTTTGGTAAACGAGCAGGCTCTACAGTAGACATCGACGATATTAACGAAGCTGAAAATGGCATCTGTATCTTAGGTGACTTGGAAAACGATATTACTACCCTTCGTGTTGATAAGGGTGCTGATATGCAAGTACCGTTACAAATGGTACAAGACCTTGTGCGTCGCCTTGAGCAAGCTTTCTTAGTTGCTTCTGCCGCAGCGCGTGATTCAGAAAGAACTACTGCTACAGAGATTCGTTATATGGCAGCCGACCTTGAGAAATCACTAGGTGGCGTCTACAGCGTATTGTCCTTAGAACTACAACGACCACTTGCTTACTTATTACTCAGTCAATCTAAAGCCGACGTACAGTCACTCGGCATTGATATGGTTATTGTAACAGGAATTGAAGCGCTTGGGCGTAACGTAGAGCTAGATAAGATTCGTCAGTTCAACCAACTCATTCAAGAGTTAGGAAGTCCTGAAATTATTCTTAGTAGACTTAATGTCGGTGTATACATAGAGAAAATAGCTAATAGCTTGTCCCTTGATGTTACTGACTTAATTAAAACTGAAGAGCAAATACAGCAAGAACAGCAAGCTGCTCAACAACAACAGCTACAGCAACAAGGGGCTCAAAACCTAGTTGACCAAGGCACAACAGAATTACCGCAACAAATGATGCAACAACAATCACAAGGCTAAAGCACTTAAAGGAGAATCAAATGGCTAACACAAAATCATTATACGAACTAAAACAAGAAGGCAAGCGTAAAAAGAATCCGAACACGCTGACCGATGCAGACTATTACCTACGCGATAAAGTAACCGAAGCAAAAAACGGCTACCCTAACAGTCATGACATGACACCACCACCACCTAAGCAAGAAGCAGAAAAGGCTTCAAAAACTAAGGGAGAGTAAACATGGCTGAAGAAAATCTAGCACAGGAAGAAGGGGCTGAAGCTGCGCCCCAACTGAATGACAAAGAAAGAGTAGAAAAAGAAGCAATTGAACGGTATGAACAATCACAGAAACCTAAAGACGACCAAGAGAATGAAGTCCCTGAAGGCTACAACGATGACGGCACACCTACTGAAGAGTTGATTGCAGGCAAGTTTAAATCTCAAGAGGATTTACTTACCGCTTATCAAGCGCTTGAGAAAAAACTAGGTGAACCTAAAGAAGAAGCCCCTAAAGAAGAGGCAGCTCCTCTTGATAACCCTACGGACGCTGGAGACTTTTCTACTGATGCTTATGAAAAAGAAGTGGCAGACAATGGCAAACTATCAGAAGCCTCCTATGCTGACCTAGCTAAAAAAGGCTTTACCAAGCAACAAGTAGACCAGTACATTCACGGACAAACAGCTTATGCTGATACAGTGAAAAAAAGCGTCTATGATAAAGTTGGAGGAGAGCAACAATACTCAGAGTTGATGGATTGGGCTTCAGCAAACATGCCTGAAGACGTTATCAACGATTACAACGACTCTGTCAATGCACTAGACACTAATAGAGTAATGCGTAATCTAGAGTATATGGCTATGAAACAACAGCAAGGTGCTCCACAGCAAACACGAAGACTCGAAGGAGACTCGCCAGCTGAAGGGATGCAGCCTTTTGCCGACAAGAATCAATGGCAACTGGCACAGCAAAATAGATTATATGGAAAAGACGCTAAGTATACCAATATGGTAGACAAACGCTTCTTGGCTTCTCGTAAGAGAGGCATTCTATAACCAATTTGCCTTTGCCCATATTTCGTCTCCTTTCGTGGGCGGAGGCAATTCAAATAAATAAAGAAGAATAAGCAGTTTAGTAGACGTACTAGACAACTTAGCACATAGCGTAACCTATTAAAACTAGTAACATAGTGACCTTAAAGCATAGATTTATTAGTATTCTGTAAGCCCCCCAGAGAAAGGTACGCCCTGCTCTAAAGGACAACTTAAAGAAACTATAAAGCAAGCAAAGATTACATTATACAATTAAATCCAACACATTAAGGAATTACAAAATGGCATTAACAGTAACAGATATTGGCAGTTTAGCAGGCGGCGGTACTCGTGGTCTTCCGACCGACATGGAAAACTCTCTTCAGATTTATTACGGTTCAGTATTAACAGCTTTTGACCGTAAACAAATTTTCTTAGACTTAGTAACAACTAAATCAATCGAATCAGGTTCTTCAGTTTCAATCCCTGTATTTGGTCAAAGTTCTGACACAGACACTAACACTCACGTACCCGGTACTGAGTTAACAATGTCCTTAGTTGCAGTTAAAGAGCGTATCATCAACATTGATGCTCTTGAATACTTTGCAATGGCAGTGGATAAATTTGAAGAGAAAGTTCTTCATTTTGAAACACGCGGCGAACTGGCTAAACAAGCAGGCGAAGCTTTAGCTGTTAAGATTGACAAAGCTGTTGCAGCACTCTTAGTAACTGCATCACAAACTTCAGGTACAATCGGTGGCGTTGCAGTACAAGCTGACGGCACAGAAGTTAATAATGACGTTATTGATTCAGGTGCAACACCTAAAGCTAAAGGCGACGCTCTTATCGAAGCAGTGTTCAACGCCGTAGCGCAAATGGAAGTAAAAGATGTATCAGGTGAGAAATACTTAGTTGTATCACCGTTAATCTTTTCTTACCTAGCTCAATCAGACGCGGTAAACAAAGACATCACTTCAGGTGATAATGGTGGTATCAATAAAGGTACTGTAATGGAAGTTGCAGGTATTCGTATCTACAAATCTAATTACATCCCTACTGATTCTACTGTAGATGTTGGTGGAACTAACAAGAAACTTAAAGCTCTTGTATTCACATCAGAAGCAGTTGCAGTTGCTAAATTGATGGATGTTACTTCAGAAGTTAACTATCTACCAGAGCAATTAGCTACTTTAATGACAACATACTACTCATACGGTCTTGGTGTTCTTAAACCAGCAGCTTGTTGTGTAATTACAGGCGGCACAGTTGCATAAGAGTTAGCTCTTAGTTAGAGATGCCTCCCTTCGGGGAGGTACTCTTTATCTCTATATTTGTGAATATTAGAGAGTCTCAGAGTAATCACAAATATAAAGAGAAGGAAAAACAATGACAGAAATTGACGCAATTAACAGAATGCTCCGCTACATAGGCGAGCTACCTATCCCTACATCCGTGACTATTGACAGTCTCCCTGAAGGACATGAGGCAGTTCAGGCGCGTGTAATTCTACAAGAAACACTGCGAGAAGAACAAGAAAATAAGCTATGGTTTAACACCTTTGAAGTGACTTATGTTCCTGACACAGACGGATACATTACACTACCCTCAAATTTAATTGCTTTTGAGAATACAGCTTACTTCAAAGAAGGCAACAATTTATATACACGGGCAACTACATCAGCTATTTTTACAGACACTGTAACACTTACAACCCGTCTTGAAATAGGTTTTGATAACATCCCTGACATTTTTAGGACTTATATTGTATTGGTCGCATCTAAGCACTTACATGTATACTTAAATGGCGACGATACTACGCAAAAAGAACTAGAAACAAAAGTGGCCTTACAGCAAATTAAAGTTGAGCGCGAGCACCTCCGCCAATCTAAATTTAACTTGGTAAAAGGCACTCGCTTAATTGATAGAACTACTAATCCAACCCCATTATCGTAGGAGGAATAAATGCCAAAGGTACATAAAGTCTACCCTCCATTTTACAACGGAGTTTCACAGCAAAATCCTGAATTGATACTAGACAATCAATGTAAAGAGATGGTAAATTGCATTCCTAGTGTTGTTGAAGGCCTTCTAAAAAGACCTCCTGTAAACCACCAATCAACAATTCTCTTTGCTGACAGCCCTGAGTTTACTGGCGGGAACGTCTTTCACACGTATGACCGTGGAGAAGATGCCGAAGAGTACATTTTTATAGAAACAAGCGACTACGACAACCCAGTACAGGTTTTTAATCTAGCTGGTGAGCCTATGACTGTTGAGTTTGAAGCGGCGCACGCAACTACAATTAAAGATTACTTAGCTAATAGCAGCCTTAAAGCCTTAACTGTGCAAGATAGAACTTGGATGTTTTCACGGAATGCTTTAATTGGGATAGACAACACAGAAACCTTTCCTTTAAAGGCAGAGTATACTAGGGAAGCTTACTTCTGGCTAAAACGAGGCAGTGGCGATAGATACAACCCATATAACTATGCAGTGTATCTTGATGGGGTAGCAATTCAAGTAAACCCTAACAAGCCCTCTGTCCAAACGTATGACCCTGCTACTGGGTATGAAGACTCTGATTATGCAGCGGCTCAATTAGGCGCTCTGATTAGTGGGGCATCAACTTCTACACAAGAGACCTCTCAATACCTTGCAGCTAATGAAACAAAAACTGTTAGTATATATATTGGAGCAGGGAAAGAACTAGCTGACCCAGCAAACTCTTATGTGTTACCTCCAAATTATACAGCTCCAGCTTCCTATAGTGGTCACCGGGCATACTCTCTTGTTGTAACTGCGGAAACATACGACGCGGTAACAGGGTATTATACAGTAACCCTTCAGAATACCTCAACTACTTTTTACTGTGACACAGCTACTATGGGCGGGTGTACTTCAGGCCATTACACTACAGATGTAGCAATGACCTTTTCGTACAGTGTGCTCTTTGCGGCTGCGGTAGGCTACGTAGCAGAAGTCAAAGGCTCTATAATTAAAATTACACGAGAAGACGGCGGCGATTTTGAGTTTAGTAGCTGGGACTCTTGGGGCAACCAAGCCTCTATCGGGTGGAAACAGTCTGTAAATAAAATTACAGATTTACCTAAAGACCATCCTTTTGCGGATACATACGTTAAAATTACCGGGGAAGAACAAACAACCTTTACTGATTACTTCGTAAAATGGAACGGCTCCTCTTGGGAAGAAACTTTAGACCCTGAAGAAAATCGGGGCGTACTGTCCAATATGCCAATTAAACTTGATAGGACTACACTTGTTGCAGGCGTAGCTACTTTTAAGTTTGACGTAATTGATTGGACAGCCCCTCGCGTCGGAAACCTTGAAAACAATCCTAACCCTTCCTTTGCACCAAGTGAGGGAGGCTTACAGCGAGCAATTCAAGATATGTTCTTTTATAAGAATAGGTTAGGTATTGCATCGGATGATAGTATTGTTTTATCAGAAACCGCTAACTATACAAACTTTTATATTGCATCGGTAGTTTCTGCGTTAGACACAGATATTATCGACGTTACAGTGGCTACTAACCAAGCTAGTAAAATTCACTTTACAAAACCGTTTAATAACTCGTTGTACATCTTTACAAAGTATGCACAATATGAGTTGGTCAGTGAAAGAGCGTTTAGCCCTGACTCAGTCTCTTTAGTCAACACATCCAATTATCCGATGGCAACCAATGTTGAGCCTGTTGTAGTTAATGACAGTTTATACTTTATCTCAACGACTAACAATCGACAACAACTACGTCAGTATATCAAATCAGATAACTTAAATATTGTAGGTATCGACTTAAATGTCAGCACTCCAACTTACTTAGCTGACCCTGTGCGTACCTTAATTGTGGATGGCGTACTAGGCTACATTGTGTGTACTACTGATACAAACGAAGTATACTTATATAACTTTAAAGAAGATGGCACTACTCGTATTCAATCAGCATGGAGCAAATGGTCACTATTAAACGGCCTGACTGCAACTGCAAATTCTTTTGAATATCACGGTCTTTCTTCAAACCTTCTAGTATTTTGTAAGACTGCTACCGATTATCGCTACCATAAATTACAACTAGATTCAAATGTACTTAATGGTAAAGTAGATACTTCTTCAGTTGACCATGTAGTATTTGACTCCTACAACTATACATCCAGTGTAAAACTACCTGACTACTATCCTCTAATTACAGATATTAGGTCGCCTAAGCACAAGCTACTGATTAAAAAAGTAACGATTGAGGGCGAAGGGGCGTTTGACGCCTCAGTATATCGTAAGGATTATGACACAACTTACACAAAAACACATAATTTATCGTTGAAAGACTTAGACTTAACTGTAGCATCACGGGTAGGTAACGTAGATATTACAGTATACGACGCTTCTGAAAATGATTTTAAATTAACCTCGGTTATAGTAGAAGGCATGCTAACAGTAACTTCTAAAGAAATGAAATAAGGAAAATATATGGAAACTCCAGCGAGACACTCCTTCACATTAGACGGCGCAACAAGGGTCTTCCCAATACCTTCTGATTTAAAAGGCGATAACTATGTAAGGCTCGAAGTTGATGGTGTAATTGTTGTTGATAGGGCAAAATATGACCTTGTTAATAATGCGGTTGTATTTAGCAACGTAGCGGACTTGCCTTCGGGCAGTCAGCTTGACGTTCTTGTGGTACAATCAGAAGAAGCCATAGGCGCTTTGGCTATTACAACAAATATTGACATTGTGGCTACAAATATAAGCAACATCAATCTTGTAGGCCTTGATATCGCCTCTATCAACACTGCCTCTGCTAATATAGTAGATATACAAAATGCTGCGGCAAACGCGGCTTCAGCTACAGCGTCTGAGACTGCTACAGCAGCAGATAGGATTGCTACAGCAGCAGATAAAGTTTCTACTAATGCAGATAGAGTAGCAATTGAAACCTTATATGATAATTTTGATGACCGGTATTTAGGGACGAAGGCAGCAGACCCTGCTCTAGATAATGATGGCGCGGCTTTGTTAATAGGCGCTACATACTACAACAGCACTTATAGCACAACTAGGTTCTATAACGGCGTTGATTGGGAATCTCCTCAAGAAACTGCGACCACAGGGGCTGCTACAGCTTCTGCACAGGCAACTATTGCTACAGAAAAAGCAGCGATAGTAGTTGGTATATTTGATAGTGTTATTTCTGTTGTCAAAGTTAATACATCTTATGTTGCATCAGCAGGGCAAACTACTTTTACACAAGCTTACGATGTAGGCGCTGTTGATGTATATGTTGAAGGCCTTAAATTAGTGCCTGTTTTAGACTTTGCAGCTACTGACGGCACAACCTTAGTATTAACATCAGCGCTGACTGTGGGCAAAAACGTAGAGATTATATCTCACGGCGTTGTTTCGAGTTCAGCTTCTCAGGTTGAATGGTGATGCTAGGAAACATAGAACGGGCTAATTACGATTGGCGAGAAGCGGATGAAATAGCGGCTAATACAGCACAAGCAGCCCTCTTAACTATCAACCAAGCGGGGCAAGAGTTAGTGTTAATAAACAACATAGCTAGACAACTACAAACCCAAAAGGTAATTTTACAAGGAAAAATAAATGGCGACTAATGAAAGCGTAATGATTGATTTTACAACACAAGCTTCAGCGTTATTTGAAGCTTCTTCCACTATACAAGATACTGTAGCTGCTGATATTGCGGCAGCTGTACTGGTTTCTGAAAATGCAGCACAAATTCCGTTGGCTCAAGTAGCTACAAACGTAATAGTCACGCAGACTATGCTTGTCAATCTTATAGCGGGTAATTAATTATGACAATTGAAACCGAAGTAGCTGGCTTAACTAGCGCGACTACTGCACTAACAACGGCAGTGGGAGTACAACAAACATCTATAGTTTCTGCTGTAGCAGGGTTTGCGACCACCACAACAAGAGTTAATGGCCTTAACAATGTAGAGAATACGGCTGATGCTGATAAACCGCTTAGTGACGCTGCGGTAGCTGAGTTTACAAGCTATGTAGAAACAACTAATTTAGCAACTATAAATGGACAGCCAATAAACACAGGTCTTGCATTGTTAATCGCAAGCAGTCCTACATCGTTGACAAGCGCATTGTACGATTCCCGTGCTGCTTTACGTAGCCCAGTTAACCCTCAACCTATCGCAGGAGATGCTTTAATCTTAGAATACCTTGGACTGTTTCAGTTTTACACAACAGTTACCGAGCCTGATGATGACGAGACTTGTTTTACAGCAAACGACACCTCTACTGGATTACCGTATGGGCAATGGCGTTTAAGAGTGCCAGCGTATGAATGGACAGAGGCTCACGAAAAAATTGAGTTTAGAGCATTAGAAGAGTGGCGTGATGATATGGACTCCACGATTTCTTTACTGCTAACAGCATATAACTTGCACCACTAAAATAAGGACAAACTAATGTCAGAATTAAGAGCATTAAGATTATTAAACGCAGTAGAGAACGGCACGGTTTTAGGTGCAGAATTTAACACATACTTAGGCGATGCAGGTAGGCTTGCTGAATTTACAGTCCTTCTAGCACAGCGAGGACAAGCTAAACGTATTGCAAACGGACAGACAACAATGACTGCGGTGGTCGCCAGCACTATTGCAATTAACGCAGCTATTGTACAAGCAACAGCCTCTAACGACACAGTAGTCAAAGCGGTAGTCGCTAGTGCATTGGCTATGAGCACAGTGGCGGGTAATGCTAGTGTGCTTGAGAAAGTATCAGACAACCCTACGTCTTGGACTAATTTTATTGGTTCGGTATACTATGAATCACACATTAAAGACATTATAGCTAATCTAGCAGGGGTTGACCCTTCTCTTTATGCTACTACTGCGTTGCTAGTATTAGACCCGGCATCGATGGGTGACATTAGTATTAGTGAAAGAGCGATGCGTGCGTTAGTTAATAGCACACCAACTGTTTCTACATTAGCAGGGAACTCAGCAGCAATGGCTTTAGTCGCAGCAGATACGGTTGCAATAACTCTAGTGGCACAGCAAACATCAATCATGCCTACCATTGCAGCTAATACCCAAGCAATGGGTGAGATAATTTCACGCAGTGTTGCTACAGGTTTGATGGCTTCAAACGCAGGAGCTATTCAAGCAATTGCGGCTAACAGCACAGCATGGGCAGCATTTAAACTAGGCTCTTATTTATCAGCTAACTTAAAGAATGTCATTGCAAATATTGCAGGATTGAATCCGAGTGACTACGCAGATGCAACAGCGATGGCAGTTAATGCAACAGCGATGGCAGCAATTGTTCTTAATACTCAAGCGATGGAAGCCCTAGCAACTGACTCGGCAGCAATGACAGCTTTAGCTAACGACGCTAACGCATCACTTGTAATCGGTAGCACATTAGCAATGGGTGTACTTGGCGCAGACGAAGCATTCTTAATTGCAATGCTAGGTAACAGCGCATTAACAGCAAGCATCTTTGCAAGTTCTACTTTCAAAAACCTAATCATGGCATCCACTCCGTTAGTTGATGCGATTGCGGCTAACTCAGCGATTGTTGCCTTCTTAACAGCATCTTCTTCAACAGCTATGCCAGCAACATTAAGGTCTAGCACAACAGCGGCAGATGACCCATTCGATGGCATTCCAACTAAAGTATTAAGCTTGTACGCCAAAGGTAATACAATTGTTGCTACCGCTGTTAATCACGACTTTGATGGCTCTCCAGCAGTTGGTACTGGTGCAACAGATGTTATCGGATTGGCTGGTACATTCACAACAGCTCATGTTAAAGGTTACACAAATATGACTTGGACAGTGGCAGGTATTGCAGCAACAGCAGCAGCATCACCTATCTTAACTTATTACGACATGACTTAAAAGGGTATAAAAATAATGAGTACAATATATAAGGTAGATACCGATGGGAGCAAGCCGCTCCTATCTAAAGGAGAACTAGGCTACGATGATTATACGGCTGGTTCAGATACGGGCAGGGTTTATGTAGGTGACGGAGCTTCTAATATAGCTCTTGCTAGAAAGAATGAAGTTGATTTAAAAGCACCACTAGCCTCTCCTGCTCTTACAGGTAGTCCTACAGCCCCTACACAAACCGCAAGTGATAACTCGACTAAGATTGCTTCTACAGCGTATGCAGATGCTGCCGCAGAGGCCGCAAAAACAGCCGCAGAAGCGGCGTCCTTGGCGTTGGCAGGGGGCGCTATGACAGGCCCT